GCTTTATCCGTAGTCAGTATGGTGCTTGAGTCGTTACTAAGAGGATTAGCGATTAATCCGACTCTTGCAAACTCATTACCGGTAATAAAATCAGGATTTTCGGTATCATTTTCAAATCTAGCATAAGCTAGAACATTAAATGCCCCTAACTCTCTGTAAATATCAGCACCATGCCCTCCATTTGGTGGGATAATAACATCAAAGACTGGAGATGTTGAACCCGTAGGCACTCCACCAGTTTCAAGGTCTAAAGTTCCAAAAGTGTAGTTTGATCCACCGTTTGAAACATTAACTGATTCAATTTTTGAATCATTATTAACAATGACAGTTGCCTCAGCGCCTCTACCGTCACCATTGATGGGTACTCTAGTATATGTTCTAGCAGTTCCAAGACCAACACCACGGTTTCTAACCGTGACAATTTTTAGTTGACCGCTTGTGGACGCATTCTGCCGTATAGGAGCAACATCAGTATCAGTATCCCAATTATTTGGAACAGGGATGTAATTTGTTGATTCAAACTTGATTGCTTGACTTGGTTTAATAGTATAAAGATATTTCCAAATGTAACCATCGCCACTACTACCAGCAGATCTTGGTTCTAAATCAGTAAAAGTAGGTTCATCTAGTGATGGACCACCTTGAAAGGCATTTTCTGGAGTTGCGTTATTGTAAAGGCAAATATAAACTCTAAAATCTGAGTTCATTACATAATAATTTGCGTCATATATGTCAAAAGAACCAGATGGTTGTGATGGATTGCTTCTAGTTACATCATTTCTCCACATATCATATGTGGTTCCCGTCGCCCAGGTGGTTTTTCTAATAACTTGACTAACATCACTTGACGTGATTTTCTTCATAGCGATCATTGTATCCCAATAATCGTTAGATTCATTCAATCCATCTTTGGGAGATGGAGGATTTGTATTCCACGTTGATTGATAATCACCAGCATTAGGTAAACCAATAAAGGTATAATAAGAATTTGAAGTGGATTGTATACCAGCAACAAAGTTCTTAGCATTCAAAATACGAAGTTGGTCAGTAATTATAGCTGCCATTTTTAGAGAACTTTTTGTTATTTATCTTATATTTCAAGTATTTATTACACATAATTATTGAATCTGAGAGCATCTCTTCTAGTGATCAATGCAGAGGTAGAAATTCCACCATATCCATTTTCAGTATAAGAACTAAATGTAGTAGAAATACTACTTCTGCTCACATTGATTTTACCCCAACTAAATGATCCAAAACTAGTTGTTCCATATGAAACAGTGCTTATAGATCCCACATTAGTTATTAATCTCCTAATAGCAGTTGTTCCAACTCCAACCACATTTGCTTGTATGGTTGAGGCAGAGTACACCTGGAATACACCATCCATAAATGATGTGGTGATTCCTAAAGTAGTTCCATCATTATAAAGACTTGTGAGAGCAGACCCTGCTGCAGGAGAAATATTAGAGTTAAATACTGTGAAATACTCTCCAGTTGAAATTCCACTTACAGTTACCGCAGTTCCTACAATATTTGAATTTCTCATATCAGAGTTGACTGGAATATAGAAATCAAATGTAAGTTGATCATATGATCCACTAGTTGTTGTGCCAAATCCAACTATATTGCCGTAATCACCATTGTAACTGGAGACTGGCATAACTTCTTTCACTAAAATAGGTTCTTCTATGATTACAGTAGGTGGATTGGTGTAAGTGTACCCAGAACCAATAGTATTCACAGATACAGTAGATAGTTTACCTGATGTTATAGATCCAACTCCAGATGCTCTATGAGTATTACCAAGACCAATTGGAGGGGCAACACTAATCGCAATCGTAGACAGTCCAACATAACCTTGTCCAGAGTTAGTAATAACGAAAGATGATATCGTTCCAGCAATGCTTACCACTGCGGTTACAGATGCTCCAACTAAAACATCTTGAGTATTAACTACAATTGAGTTTTGGAAACCTCTTATATTAGATTCATTTCTAGAGTCAAATAATGGTCTAACAGTATCAACATATACAATGGTGGTGCTTATGCTTAGTGATTGTGTCAGATATGCTGCTGGGAAAATAGACGGTTCATATGAAAGTCTATCCTTACCAATCTCATCACCATCAATAATTTTATCAACTTTTTGCTTACACCAATTGATTGGTCTATGCAAAGTTTGATCAGTTGTAACCCCTGGTCCAATATATGAATTAGTTGCTAGGCTATCAACTGTATTAATACCAGTAACAGTTCTAAAATCCTGATTTAATGTAATAGGTTGATTTAAATCGGGATTGTTAGATAATTTAAGCAAATCTCCAACTTTAACTGTTTCTACAATATCAGTAAATATAACATCAGAATCTCCAGCACCTTTATAAAACAGAATCTTGGAAGTATCTCCAGTATTCCCATAACCTACTAGAGATCCTTTAGGTGCTTCGCTGAAAGTGATTATGCTACCACCGTCAAACTGATATGCTTCACCAGGTTTTTGTAGAACATCATTAATAAAAACTAATAGTGTTTGATCAAGTTCAATATTTGAACCTTTTTCTGATTGAATTGATATGGTCTCTTCATTTACACTTAATCTAAATGCTTTTGTAGTTCCATCAAACTGATCATCCAATCGATCAAATACTTGGAATTGTCCAATAGACCATCCAGCAAATAAATCAGTATGAACATGATCAACAGTAATCTGAAACTCGTCAAAGGTTTTAGTGGTATCGGTTGGGATTCCAGTTGCTCCTCCAAGAGAAACAGTTAGAATTTCTCCTTCTCTGTAACCATATCCAGTATCTCTAATCTCAAAATCAATAACACTAGAACCTTGACCCACAATAATATCTGCTGTAGCACTTCTACCTACATCAGAAGGACTTGAAGAACTGAATATGAGGGGAATATTTGTATAACTAAGTGGTTCATCAAATACCACTACTGGAGCATTTGTAAATGTATATCCCGTTCCGGGGTTTGTAATCGCAACACTTACAATATTGCCTCCAGATATACTAGCAGTTCCAATAAACTCCACATTTGCTATAACTCCACTATAAGTTTGAACACCAACATTGACAACAGTTTGAATGCCAGATCTATATCCAGAACCACTATTTCCAATACTAATGGAAGTAATAGTGCCTGCTGCAGATACTAAAGCAGTCCCTCCTGCTGATATTAATGGTTGATACCCAAATCCACCTGTTGAACCTAGTGAAATAAACTGTCCACCAGCTGGTAGAGATGATTTATTGTAATCATATCCTGAAGAACTAGGACTGCCTGTAAATGTAATAGAACTTATACCTGTAGGAAGATCTTCAATAATATTGTAATCACCTTTATATGCCTGAACACCTTGTGGCGTTTGATGGATACCATTCACAAGAACAATTGTATTTGTTGTTATTCCGGTAATATTTGAAGCATTAGAAGTTAATGTATATGTTTGACCAATGCCTGTAAATCTATCAGAGATAGAATCAAAAACATAATTTTGATGATAAGTCTCATTTGTAGTTCCTGCACCAGCACCTTTCATAAATGTTCTGCCTTGGAAATTAGAACTCGTAGTAATTCCAGTCCAATCTCTGCTACTAGGATCTCCGGTTGTAGTGCTTAGTGGAGAATTCCCCGTAGGCGCAACACCAAAGAAGAGTTGATTATTGATGATATTGTAATTGCCTTCATATTTTGTAATTGTTGTTCCAGTCGTGTGTATGGCAACAGTTGATCCAAAATCACCTCTAGATACTGAAACTTTTATTGTATTTCCAACTCCAATGGTTTTAAGAACCATGTATTCATCATCAATTTTAATCACATCTCCTGATGTGAATGAGGTTAGTCCAGTGGTGTTGAACACAAGATCAAAGACAATATTTTGATCCAATGTAGTAGTGATGTCTGTAACGGCAAGTGGAGACTGAATCATGTTATCAATTGTGAGCAATGCCTTAGCATTCTGATTTGTAGAGTTAAACGCATGAGATACGCCAGCTCCTACAGCACTTATTCCAACAGGAACGGGTGGTATGCTCAAAGCATTTTCTGCAGATGTTGCTAATTGAATCGCTGCCTCATCAACTTTAATAACAAAAAGTTCAGTGTTAGGTAGTTTAGTTGTAGCGCCAATGCTTGGGAATGTTGTATTGTCAATGACGATTGCCATTGTTGTTCCTGTGCCAGGATGAGAATACTCAATAGATTCTCCACCCACAAAATAATGATTTGGAATAATTACCTTATTATTTGATACATCAACAGTTGTTGCTGATGAACCATCAAAAACTCTTCTGAAAATGTCAAGTCCATCATGTTTTAGATCAAATTTAGTCTTAAGATCTAGTTTAGTACCTTCATAATCTTTATGATCAGTTTTAATAACAGTACTAAACATATCAATTTCATCAATCCTAGTATTATCATCATATATTCTCATTTCTGTGAAATAAGTCCTAACATCAACATCAATATTAGGTTCGGGAGTGTAGACAATTTGAAGTCCACTAGTTGATGCGGCAACACCTACTGTTCCAATCGTGCCTCCAGTATTAATATTGCCCCATTCAACATAAACATCATTTGTGCTGGAGTTCAGTGCTGCAAACTCAAGGATTTCATACTTATTGTTTGTATTGTCTTCAATACTCATAAAGTAATAAGCTGACTCTGAAGGATCTTCATAAGATGCCACTACATTAGCAGTAGGAGATCCAGAAGAAGCAATAGTAGAATAACTAGAACCAACTCTAGTCACATCTAGCAATGTATCAGATACCGTAGTTCCTGCGTCAGAGATAGCAATTATACTCGCGGTACAAGTCATAGCGAGTGCAACATTTGGAAAGAACTTAACAATGATATCTCCACCAGAAAGTCTGGCATCAAAAGTTCCAAAACCAACCCCAGTTAACCCTTCATTCTCATCTATTGAACCAAGTTCGAGTTGGTATACATCAGTTCCATCGTGTATTAAATTTAACTCGGAAGCAAACATTTTGTTGTCAGATGCTTCAAAGTTGGCCATAACTTTTGCCGATCTGTATGTTGCTCCAATAGAAATTATATCAGTATTGGTCGATGCTGGAACGTCAGTAATTTTTGATTTTGTGAAAGCAACATCACCAAATCCCTTAGAACCCTCAGTAGATATTCCAGTTAAAATAGCAAAGTTTGCAGTTGAAACATCATAAGTGTTAAATTCAAACTTTGTAGGATAGAATAATAATCTCCAACCGTCAGATCCTGAAGCATAATCATAATATCCAAGATATGGATATGATTCAATAGATGCAAACTGATTAATGTACCCTATATTATTATCCTGAAGGCAAGAAACGATTGCAAACTGCCTCTCATCTGTAAAAATTCTATCCCTTACATGAGTAATGAGTTTATTATACTTAAAATCATTTCCAAATACTGAAATAATCTCAAAAGGAGTCGTTCTTTCGTTGCTATTAAATTGAGTACTAATATCATCGATGCTCAAAACTCTATTTCCTACTGATTGTAAATAATCAGAAAGAAATGTGTTATCAAATACAATTTCATCAGATATATCAACATTCCCCAATCTCTTAGTTCTTTCAATTGCATTATCAAAATCATAGTAACAATTTAAATCTGCAGAACTAGTAATATCAACTATAGTTTCAATATTAGAATCTGGAGTTGAAACTGTTAATTTAAGATCATTATTTATTTCTCCGCTAAAAATCTGCAGATCTGCATATTTCTTAAATCCAGAGGTATGCACTAAGGAACCTACTGGATCACTCCAAGTGTCAAAATCAATTTCAGAACTAATCGAATATGATAAATTTTGATAATATTCATTATCAGGAAGTCTTTGAAGATTATCGTTTAGAAATCCGGTATTCTTCTGCCATCCTCTAGTAATTGTTGTGCCAGTTCCTATATTGATTTCTGCATCAAATACTGTTACAGATTCAATACTACCTTCAGCACCAGAGGTTGCTCCTCTAATAATATCACCAGGTCGCGCAACTCCATTTATCTTTGCTTTGAGAATTTCAATATTGTCGTTATAACTATCAACTCTTCCTTTATATGAAGGGCCCTCAAATCTTTCCCCTTTGAGGAAATTATTTTTTCTAATTTGAGCATCAAAGATCGGAAAGTTGACCTTAGGAATGACTCTACCTAAAGAATCCTTACTATAGTTGCCTGGATATCCTGTTCCAACGTATTGATTTAAATTATACTCCACATATGCTCCAGATCCACCTGCAGCAGTGTTGACACCAGATACTGGGAATAGTGCATAGTTATAATCTTTTGAGTTAAATCCAGAACCAGTAGATCCAACTCCAACACTTATATTCTCAACCAATATTGATTTACCAACTTCAAACGGAAAATCTCCTCCAGAGAATTGATGAGGAAGGAAGAGTCTTACAATTTTAGTTGAGTTATCATAAGTGATTGATGATATACTAAATCCGTTTGAGTTATTAACGGGAAGAATAGTAGGAGGAACATTATATAAAGAAGATGTATTCTTAAGAATTTTTACTTCAGTATCTCCTAAATTATATTTAAGATCTGTATCAACAATTTTATTACTAACTCCATCAATAACAATTAGATCAGGTGCTACAAGATAGTTTATTCCCGAAGATGTGATGCCGATTGATTGGAACGATGAAAGTGGAGAAAGTTTAATAACTTCGGGAACCCCTGCTAAAATTCTTAGAGTTGGATCAGTAGGGAAATCATAACCAATATTAGTAGAGTTAAACTCTGATTTCAAGAGTTTTCCAATATTGTTACTATCTGGTTCTAAGTATGCTCCAGTTCCAAATCCACTTCTTATAGAAGATATAGATGGGATTGTTTTATATCCAGAACCAGGATCTAAAATTTTAACTTTTGATATTGCACCTTGAGCAGTTTTTGATGTTGTCTCATATGATGCATTGCAATTAGTTGATCCAAATGATATAATATTTGGTGCTGATGCGATATTAAATGTAAAAGTTGTAGATCCAATACTTGCAATATCTCTTGGACCATCTAATTTTGTTCTTACAACATTTATTTCGTTAAAAGCATAAGAATCACTATCTACTATAATCGTGCTTTTAATGGTAGTAATAATTGATTTTTGAGTTGGTTCAAAGTTATACCAAAGGACTGATGGAATGTTATTAGTGAAATTAATTGAAAGACTGGCATCAGAATCAATTCCCATTTTTCCATTAGTTGATACCTCAAACTGATCACTGCTTCCTGAGGTAAGAAATCTATTATTAAATTGAAGATCTGTAAAAATCTTCATTTCAAAAGCAGAGTAAGAAACTCCATTTGATATGAATGAAAGTGACGGATCCGAAAGGTCAAATTTTAAAATATTGTTTCTACTCACTTCTACAAATGGATTGATTCTAGATAGAGTTCCATTAGAAGTTGAGGTTATATCTACAAATTTAGGATTGAGAGATCTAAGTTCATTTTTCTCACTTAAAAGTTTAATCTTATTAGAAGTATAAATGTAAACATAATACATTCCATTATCTGTAAGACCACTTGCTGGAGAGGAAGCGGTATATATTACTTTATCTCCAGTTTTAAATGGAATATTTGAGAATTTGATTGAATTCTCATCAACATCTATATCAGCAGCAACAAAATCTGTCGGATTAAATACGATTCTTCTATTGTAATCACTATACTTAACAACAACATCAACTTGATTAGTAGGTTTAAGATCAAAGAATATCTTATTCTTATATGCAAGACCATGAGTGCCTGCTGTAGACACTGTAACTATGTTTTTAGAGACATTCCCCTTCACAACATTGACTTTATCAGTATGGAAACTGTGATTGGTTCCTGTTCCTATTCCTGCAAAATATAAAAGACTGGTAGAAGTGTTTACGCCAACATATGTTCCTGTTGAACCCAACCCTACTTTATTAGAACTAATTCCAACATACCTATTATTAAGTGGAACTGCATACAACTTATCATATGAAGATAAGTTAGTATATGCTACTCCTACTAATCCACTCCATACTTGAATGGATGTTCCATCATTTGGATTGTATTTGATTAGTTCATTTATCTTTAGACCATGATTTGGAAGATAAATGTTTCTTGGTTCGACAAATATCTGAGTGATTCCTACTCCAGGATTTACAATTGATAAAGTATTACCAATACCCACTGTTCCAACACCAACAGATTCTGAAGGTTCAAAATAAATCTTTTTATTAAGTGTTAATGTTTGAGTGGTTTTAGCCAAACCAACTTTAATAGCAAATCTTCTTGACTCATCTTCAATTATACTGGATATCGTATGTGCAATAGCAACTGTACTGTTAACTGCTCTTTCTACTCTTAATCTACCGGGTTCAATTTTAAGAACTTTAACTTTTTCTGTTCCTATCTTGAGTATATCATCTACCATAATAGTAGGATAACTTAAATTGCCAGATACCGAAATATACGTGTGAATACCTGTAGATCCTTGAAGTCCTACTTCTTGTGCTAAAGAAAGTCTAGATGTAGTAACTCCAACAGTAAAGTTGCCATCCAATCCATCAAAGTAACGAGAAAGTCCGTTTACATTAATAATATCTTTATCATTGAATCCATGTGGTGTGGATGATACCCCTAAAAACTGATTTTTGGAACTTTGAGGAACAAACTCAACTTCACTAATTTGTGTTGTAGCAATACTTACGGTATTGACTTTTCTGCCAGATATTCTATCAACAGAAGCACGAGCATTTTTACCAAACTCTAAAACATCAAAAATAATCTTATCATTTACTTTATAATTATCTCCACCAGTGCTTATTCCAATAGATTCAATATTACCAGATTTTGCCGCAGTAATATTAATTTCTTGAGGTTTATCCTTACTTGAATTTAAAATATATTCATAAGAACTATATTGATCATTTAATCTATATGGAGTTGTATTCCTTAACCAATTGTTGGATTTCAAATCATAATCAGATTGATTAGATGACTTTAAAAAGTTAAAAGAGTTTGGTTTTGACTTAAAAGTTGGTCCAATAATATATGGAAAAGCAGGTCTTTTGAATTTATCAAAAGGACCACTATTATCAATGTTTGCGTTTATCGTAGAAAAATACGCATATATTCCATTTGGATACTCTGGAGTAA